GAGCCCGTTCGACAACGGAAAGCCTTGGCTTTCTGCCCGACCAGCGCGTTCATCCAACCCCCTATCAAGAGGAGAAGTTGTGATGAACGAAAAGCAAGCATCCGTTGCCGCACGGATCTCCGAGCGGCCACCCTGCCGATGCCGGAACTCTGGACGGTGTGGGATCGGTATTTCCAAGATCGTCCCCAATATCCCAACCGCACGCACGTCGAGTCCCGCATCGCCTACAAGATGCAGGAAGAAGCCTTCGGCGGTCTCGCACCCGAGACACGGAAACGGCTCGAAGCCATCGGCGCGAAGCATTCCAAGATCAAGCTGCGCGCCAAGCCGCGAGAGTTCGATTTCGCGCCCGGCACGATCCTGCTGCGCGAATGGGGCGAGCGCGAGCATCGGGTCGCGGTCTCGGCCACCGGCCTGTTCGAGTACGAGGGTCAGACCTTCAAGAGCCTGACGGCGGTGGCCCGTCACATTACCGGCGCGCACTGGTCGGGGCCGCTGTTCTTTGGCCTGACCGGTAAGGGAGGCGCGCGATGAACGACGCCACCCAGATCGCCAGCGCCAAGACGCGCAAGCGCTGCGCCGTCTACTGCCGGGTGTCCTCGGACGAGCGGCTCGACCAGGAGTTCAACTCCATCGACGCGCAGAAGGAAGCAGGCCACGCCTACATCGCCAGCCAGCGCGCCGAGGGTTGGATTCCCGTGGCCGATGACTACGACGACCCCGGCTACTCCGGCGGCAACACGGATCGGCCGGGGCTGAAACGCCTGCTGGCGGACATCGAGCGCGGTCAGATCGACATCGTGGTGGTCTACAAGATCGACCGCCTCACGCGCAGCCTCGCCGACTTCGCCAAGATGGTGGAGTTGTTCGACCAGCGCAATGTGAGTTTCAGCGCCGTCACGCAGCAGATCAACTCGGCCACGTCGATGGGTCGCCTGATGCTCAACGTGCTGCTGTCCTTCGCCCAGTTCGAACGCGAGGTCACCGGCGAGCGCATCCGCGACAAGATCGCGGCCGCCAAGCGCAAGGGGATGTGGATGGGCGGCGTCCCGCCCTTGGGCTACGACGTCGACAACCGGCAGCTGGTCATCAACGACGCCGAGGCGGCGGTGGTGCGCCGCATCTTCGAGGAAATGCTGACCATCGGTTCGCCGACGCAGATTGCCGCCAACCTGACCGCCAACGGCATCACCACCAAGGCCTGGACGACGCAGGAAGGCCAGACGCGCAGCGGCACCCGCATCGACAAGAAGTATCTGCACAAGCTGCTCAGGAACCGCATCTACCTCGGGGAGCTGTCGCACAAGGGCAACTGGTTCCCCGGCGCGCACCCGGCGATCATCGACCGGGCGTTGTGGAACAAGGTGGCGGCGGTGTTGGCCACAGACGGCCACACGCGCTCGGTCGAGACCAAGATCAGATCGCGCACCGACGCCTTGCTGCGCGGCCTGCTGTACACGCCCTCGGGCGAGCGGATGTACCTCACGTATTCACGCAAGAGCGACGGGCGCAAGTATTTCTATTACGTCTCGAAGTCGGAATCGCGCTTCGGCGCGCCGGGCAAGGACTACGAGCGCCTGCCCGCAGCGGAGATCGAAGCGGCGGTGGTGGCGCAAATCCGCACGGTGCTGACCAGCCCCGAATCCATCGCCTCGGTGGTGCGCCACATCCAGCGCGCCGGCGCGCAGATCGACGAAGCCAGCACGGTGATGGCGATGGGACGACTCAACGACGTGTGGGATCACCTGTTCCCCGTCGAACGTCACCGCATCGCCAACCTCATGATCGAGCGCATCGATCTGGTTCACATCGGCGACGTGCAGGGCATCAAGGTGAAGTGGCGGGAACTGGGCTGGAATGCCTTGATCGAGGAATTCGCCCCGCAAAGCATTGGCGCGGAACTGCTGGAGGTCGAGGCCTGATGGACAGCCCGCTCGAAACCATCGTGCCCCTGCAGTTCAAGCGCAAGAAGGGACGGCTGCTGCTCGGGGACGCACAGCGCGCGCACGATGTCACGATCATCGAGGCCGTCGCCCGGGCGATGCACTGGAGCGCGTTGCTGGACGGCGGCGCGTACAGGAGCGTGACCGACATCGCGCAAGCCGAAGACCTGATGCCGACCACCGTCGGCCGGATGATGCGTCTGGCGCGCCTTGCTCCGGACATCGTCGAGCAACTGATGGCGGGGAGCCAGCCTCGGCGGCTGACGCTGCTGTGGCTGATGCGAAACGACATTCCGGCACTCTGGCCCGAACAGCGCCAGATGGTCGAACAGTTCAGGTAGGAGGCACGATGTCCAGAAAGCACTACGGCAAGCAGACGGGCCGCCCTATCACCCACGAACTTCCGGCACCTGCCGGTGGCGTGCGGCTCGAAACCTTCGTGCCCTGGACACTGGTCAAGCGCGGCTACAAGAAGCAGGTGATCACGCCGCTGGATGCGCCGCAGGAATTCCTGTCGGAGGCCACCCGGGAGCGGGAAGCGCGGGCGGCAGCGCAGGACACCGCACTGATGCGCGCCCTCGGGCTGGCGCACCACTGGCAACGGCTGCTCGACGAACAGCGGGCAGCGTCGGTCGCCGAGATCGCAGAGGCCGAGGGCATGGACGTGACGCAGGTACGCCGGGTCATGCGGCTGACCCTGCTGGCCCCGGAGGTCGTGGAGCGACTGGCGGGCTCGCCCGACGCCGTGCTGGAGAAGGTGATGCGTCGCCCCTGGCCCAACTGCTGGAGCGACCAGATGCGGGTGCTCGCGCCGCCCGTGTGATGGCGTCGGGCCCAGCGCCAGCAACCGCCTCCGGGCGGTTTTTTTGCGCCTGCCCGGCTCTCGGTCGCCATCGCTACAGGAGTTGCCAGCCACAACCTGCGGCACCTAAACCCGCGCCAATACAGGAAGTGCCCTCGCGAACGCTCGCGAGACCACCAGAGAAAACGGAGAACGGAGAGGCGGCGGCGGGAGTGAAAACGCAGGGTTCGGAGGGGTGGCGCTCGCGAGACCATGCCCGGAAATCGCGCCAGCACTGGGGAACGCAGACGAAAAAAAACCAACCGAGAGTGGTTGGTTTTTTGAATGGTGGTGGCCAGGGACGGAATCGAACCGCCGACACGCGGATTTTCAATCCGCTGCTCTACCAACTGAGCTACCTGGCCAAGACCGCCATTCTAGTTTGAATTTGTGGATTGTCAAAGCCGAGTTACGGGATCTGCTCAAGCCCCCTCTTCTCCCCGGCGGGTGCGCTCCGCTTCGAGCCGATCCGGGCCGGAGCCCCGCCCTACCCGCCGCCCGCTCCCACCGCCAGGCCCCCGCAGTCCGCCAGCAAGCTCCGCAACCGCCCCCACTCGAAGCAGGGGCCGGGGTCGGTCTTGCGGCCTGGTGCCACGTCCGAGTGCCCCACCACCGCCTCGACGGGGTAGCGTGCCGCCAGCTCGCGGATCAGCTCCGCCAGCCGCCGGTACTGCACCGCCTCGAAGGGCTGGCTGTCGCAGCCCTCCAGCTCGATGCCGATAGAAAAGTCGTTGCACCCCTCCCGCCCCCGCCAGGTGGACACCCCGGCATGCCAGGCGCGCCGGTCGGGATCGACGAATTGGATGATTTCCCCGTCCCGCCGGATGAAGTAATGGGCCGACACCCGTAGAAGGGCGATGCTAGCGAAATAGGGGTGGGCGGCCGGGTCCAGGGTGTTGGTGAACAGTTGCTCGACCCCAGGGCCGCCGAATTCGTCCGGCGGCAGGCTGATGGCGTGCACCACGATCAGGCGGACCGGCTCGCCCGGGGGGCGGTCGTCGCAATTGGGGGATGGGATGGGGCGGATCGGTCGGGGCATGATGCAATCTTAAACCGCGCAAGGGCCGCGGAAGCTACAAGACAGAAGACCGCCCCGTTGCCATGGCGCCGGGTAACCGGGTAGGGCGGCTGGCGCTGCGCGTATCCGCGGGCTTCCGCGTTAGCCGGATTGCACCGGTCAGAAACCCTGAAACAGCAGATCCAGCGCAGCGGTGATGTCGCCGCGTCGCTCCTCGGCTCGCGCAACCGGGGTCTTGAGCATTTGGACCGGAACGGCTGCGCTGAACCGAGTCACCATGACCGCGGCGGTGCCGTCGATCTCGATCACAGGGTTCAGGGTGGTCGCCGGTTCTGGGGGCATGTTCTGGGGGCAATATCCGCGCATCAGCCGACCGTCATCGCCGGACGCAAACCGAAGGAGTTGCCCGCTTCCCGGAGGCCTGCGGCCAGGGCCGCGTGTGGCAGGCCGGGACCATCGTCACCAAGGGGGATGCCAAGGTCCAGGTGGCCGGCAGCGGCAAGAAGCTCCGGGGCCTGCGCCACGGCCCGCACCGGCCGGACCTGTGCATCCTGGATGACATCGAGAACGACGAGCAGGTGAGGAACCCCGACCAGCGCGACAAGTTGCAGAGCTGGCTCACCAAGACCGTGCTGCCCCTGGGCGGGGCCGGCGCCAAGTTCGACTGCATCTATATCGGCACCATCCTGCACTACGACTCGGTCTTGAACCGCACGCTCGCCAACCCCATGTGGCGCGCCGCCAAGTTCAAGGCGCTCCTCAAGTGGCCCGACCGCATGGACCTGTGGGAGCGCTGGGAGGAGCTGCTGCGCAACACCGGCGAGGCCGAGGCCGACCGCTACTACGCGAACAGCCGGGCGGAGATGGACGCCGGCAGCGAATGCGCCTGGGCTGACCCGCAGGGGGCGGCGCCGGCCGCGCCGCCCCCCGCGCCCTGCAACGTCCGAAGGATTGCGAACATGGCCAAGAGCCCACTCAAGGCAGCCGGCGCCGCGGCGGTCTTCACCGCCGAGGAGCTGGCCGCCGACCCGCTGGGCTCGCCTGCGGCTGGCGAGCACGCCTTCAGCCATCTGCACGTGCGCGCGCTGGCCGACGGATTCCGCCGCGCCGGCCGCGCCTGGCCGGCGGAGGGGGTCAAGGTGGCGGCGGAGGCGTTCTCCGTCGAGCAGATCGCGCAGCTGATGAGCGAGCCGCAGCTGATCGTTACTCTCCTGTCCAGCCCGGCCGCCGAGTAACGCCCCATGGCCTACTGCACCACCGCCGACCTGGTGGCCGAATTCGGCGAGCCGGCCCTGGTCCAGCTCACCGACATCGACGAGCCCGCCGCCGGGGCGGTGGTCACGGCCCGCGCCGATGCCGCCATCGCCCGCGCCAGCGACGAGGCCGACGGCTATCTCGGCACCCGCTACGCCGTGCCGCTGGATGCCGCCCCGCTGCAGCTCCAGGGGGTGGTGCGGGACCTGGCCTATTTCTACCTCCACCGCCTGGGCGCCCCCGAGCAGGTGGTGGCCGCTGCAGACCGGGCCCGCGCCTGGTTGCGCGATGTGGCCGCCGCTCGGGTGAGCCTCGCCGGCGCCGCCCCCGCCGCGGCGGCCCCCACCGCCGGCCTGGCGGAGATCGCCAGCGCCGAGCGGCTCTTCTCCCGCGGCGCGCGGGCAGGCCTCTGACCGTGGCCCTGCCCGACCTCGCCGGACTCGTCGAGGCCCGCCTCCAGGCACAGTGCCCGCTGCTGCGCCAGGTGGGCGGCTCGGCCGATCTGCCCGCCGCCGAGGAGGCCTTGCGCGCCCGCCCGGCCGCCTTCGTGGTGCCCCTGGCCGAGCGGCCATCCGACCCCCTGCTGCTGGGTGACCCGGTGCAGCGCCTGTCGGCCAGCGTCGGCGTGGTGCTGGCCGTGGCCAACCTGCGCGACCCCCGCGGCGATGCCGCCCGCGAAGACCTGGTGGCCGTGCGCCAGCAGGTGCGCGCCGCCCTGCTCGGCTGGCTGCCGGCCGGCTGCCTGGACCGCCTGGCCTGCGCAGGATCTCGCCTGGTGCGCCTGGACCCCCGCGGCGTGCTGTGGTGGCAGGACGACTTCCTCGCCTCTTACCTGGAGGGGCCGTGAGGCCGCCTCCGCTCATCCCCATCCACAAGGAGTAAGCCGCCATGGCTCAAGTCCGCACCCCCGCCGGCACCCGGGTTTTTGTCCAGAGTGCCATCTCGGCCAAGCAGGCCATCACCGCCATCGCGCTGCAGGCCCCCCCGGTCGTCACCTATTCGGGCGCCGATCCGGCCAACGGCAACTATGCCGCCCTGGTCGACATGTTCGGCACCACCGAGCTGGAGGATGCCCTGGTCAAGGTGGCCAACGTCAACACCACCGCCAACACCTTCGAGGCCGAAGACCAGGACGCCACCGGCTACGGCACCTTCGCCAGCGGCAACCTCCAGATCGTCACCCTCGCCACCGAGATCCAGATCGCCACCGGCTTCACCATCGACGGCTTCGAGCAGCAATTCGAGGAGTACAACCTCCTCAACGACCGCATCACCCGCCGCCACCCCACCGTGGTCTCGGCCGGCTCCATGCGCCTGCCCTGCATCTGGGACCCGGCCGACGCCGGCCTGGCGGCCCTGCGCGCCGCCGGCGACACTGCCAAGAAGCTGGGCTTCAAGATCCTCTTCCCCGATGGCCTGGAGATGCTGTTCTTCGGCCACGTGGGCGCCTCGGGCATGCCCACCGCCGAGTCCTCCACCAGCATCATGCGCACCGACGTGTCGGTCACCATCGCCACCCGGCCGCGCTACGTCTTCCCCTGAGCCATGACCCAGAAATTCATCCTCGACCCCGCCCCCACCGTCGCCTGGCCGGTGACGGTGGCCCTGCCCGCCGACGGCGGGGCCCTGGCGGACTGGCAGTTCACCGGAGTCTTCCGGGTCTATTCCGAGGCCGACTACGAGCGCCTGCTGCCCAGGCCGCCGGTGGCCGACGACGGCCGGCCCGTGGAGCGCACCCGCGCCCAGGTGCTGGCCGAGAATGCCGCGGCCCTGCCTCAATTCCTGGTGGGCTGGCTCGACGTGGTCCATCCGGACGGCACGCCGGTGCCCATCGCCGCGCTGCCCGACATCGTAACCGGCCACCCCTGCGGCCTGCCCCTGTCGGCCGGGCTGTGGCGGGCGGTGATGGAGATCCGCTACGGCGTGGCGCCGGCCAAGGGCCAGGGGGCCGCCCCCGAGGCGGTCAGCACCGCGGGAAACTCCGCGCCGCCGCCCGCCGCTGGGTCGAGCTGTGGCGTGGCGGCGCAAGCGACGGCGGCGCCGGACTGAGCGCGCTGCTGGCCGCCACCGGCGCGGCCAAGGACAAGGCCCGGGCCTACGCCGCCCGGGCGGACTGGGCGCAGGACGCCCCGTTCGGGGTCTATGCCTGGAACGGGCCCACCTTCCAGGCCTGGGCCTCCACCTGGCGACAGTGGCGCTGGCTCACCCCCGGCATGGGCGCGCCTCAACGCGAGGGCCTGGACTGGCAGCAGGTGCGCGCCGCCCTGGAGCTGTCCGGCGTGCCCCGCGAAGACTGGCCGGAGATCTATGACGGGTTGCGCCTGATGCAGCAGGCCGCCCTGGAGCGCCTGGCCGAACTGGCCGACAAGGAATGAGCACGCCACCGATTGGCCCCGCCCGCCCCCCGGCGCGCGGGGCTTTCTTTCGCGCGGGCGAAATCCACGCCCGGGGCGAGGTCGGAGAGGATGGATGGCGTTGCCGCCGCCCTGTGCGCCGCATCCGGGCGGGCTGGGCGGGGAGGGCGGCGAGGCAGAGCAGGCCGCCGGCCACCGGCGCCCAGGGGCCAAGGGTCGCGTGGGCGAACAGCGCCCCCCCGGCCAGGAAGGCCGGCAGCGACGAGGGATAGGGCCAGGCGCAGCATGGGGGAAGCGTAGCACATGCAGAATCTTCAGTTCGGCATCCGTGTCAGGCTCGACGGCCAGGGGCAGGCGAGCGCCGAAGTGCGCCAGCTCGGCGCGGACTTCAAGTCCCTGGGCGCGTCGGCCGACGGTTCGGCCGCCGGGGCGAACCGCTTGGCAGCCTCGCTCCAGCGCATCGGCCAGATCGGCGCCGGCCTGGTGGCCTTCGAGGGGGTGCGCCGGCTGGCCGGGGAGGCGATCGCCGCCGCCGACGCCATGAGCAACCTCAGCTCGCGCCTGCGCCTGGTCACGGAGGGCTCGGCCGAGCTGGCCGCCGCCCAGGCCCGCGTCTTCGAGATCGCCCAGAACACCCGCCAGGCCCTGGCGGCCACCGGCGAGCTCTACGCCAAGATCGCCAAGAGCGGCGAACAGCTCGGCTTGTCCCAGGGCCGGGTGGCGGCGCTGACCCAGACCATTGCCCAGTCCCTGGCGGTGTCCGGCGCCTCGGCGGAGGCGGCCTCCGCCGCCGTGCTCCAGTTCGGACAGGCGCTCTCCTCGGGCGTGCTGCGCGGCGAGGAGCTCAACAGCGTGCTGGAGCAGGCCCCGGCCCTGGCCGAGGCCCTTGCCAAGGGCCTGGGCCGTACTGTGGGCGAGTTGCGCGCCCTGGGCGAGGCCGGCGCGCTCACCTCCGAGCAGCTCATCGGCGCCCTGGAGCGCTCCGCCCCCGAGGTCGCCCGCCAGTTCGCCCGGCTCGCCCCCACCGTGGGCCAGGCCTGGACCCAGCTCGGCAATGCCGTCACGGCCTACGTGGGGCGGGCTGACCAGGCCGCCGGGGTGAGCCAGGCCCTGGCCGGCAGCCTGGCAGTCCTGGCCGCCCATCTCGACGTGATCGTCGGCGGCGCCACCGCGCTCGCTTCCGTGCTGGCGGGCGCCGTGGTCGGGCGCCTGGCCCAGGCCGGGGCGGCCATGGCCGCAAACGCGGTGCAGGCCATGCGGGCCAAGGTGGCCTACGACGCCCTGGGGGTGGCTGTGGCCACCTCCGCCGGGCGCATGAGCGCCGGGGCGCTGGCCGCCCGCGGCGCTTCGGCCGCCGTCGGCCTCCTGGGCGGGCCCATCGGCCTGGTGACCACCGCCCTGTCCGTCGGCGCCAGCGCCTGGCTGACCTGGGGCGCCAACGCCGAGACCGCCGCGGATCGCGCCGGCAAGGCCCTGCGCAAGGTCCAGGAGGAGGCGCTCCGGACCGGCGCCACCGAACTGGAGGTGGCCCGCGCCAGGCTCGAAGAGGCCCGCACCCGCTACTACGACTCCGGCATGAAGGCCGGCGGGCCGCAGCGGGAGGCCTTCGCCCAGGCCGAGGCCCTGGTGCAGCAGCTGGAGGCGCGCGAGAGCAGGCTGGAGGCCCGCCTCAAGAACGTGGCGGCCAGCGACGAGTGGGGCAAGCTCTATCTGGACCAGGCGCAGAGGCGCGACGCAGCCATCCGGGCCCTGGACGAGGCCTATGCCAAGGAAACTCGGCGCTTCGGCGCCGACCAGGCGGCGCAGCTGCGACTGGCCGCCGAATACCAGGACAAGCGCGCCCGGCTCGAGGAGCAGTTCAAGGCCAAGGCCTCCGGCCCCGGCGTCCGGCAGCCCGGCGGGGAGTCGGACGGGGCGCGACTGGCCGCCGACTGGCAGCGGCGCATCGCCCTGCTCGAGGCCGAGGCGGCCGGCACCGAGCGCCTCACCGCCACCCAGCGCGCCTATGTCGAGACCCTGGCCGACCTCCAGTCCGGCCGGCTCCGGCTCGCCGCGGCCGAGCGCGCCGCATTCGCGGGGCTGGCCGATCAGGCCCTCAAGCAGGAGGCGGCGCGCCGGGCCGCCGAGGACACCGCCCGCGCCCAGGCCGAGCAGGCCAGGTGGCTCGATGCCTGGGCCGACGCCCGCGCCCGCGCCGCCGCCAGCTTGGACGATGAGATCGACCAGGCGCGCGAGCAGGCCGCCGCCCTCGGCCTGTCCCGCGAGGCGGCCGAGGGCCTGGCCGCCGCCAAGCTGGAGGTGGCCGCCGCGGCCCAGGAGGAGTACGCCGCCAACCTTCGGGCGGC